CAGCAAGGAAAGAACAAGCTCCTGAATCTGGTCCGTGGAATTAACTTCTCGGTCCGTGATGAGAACCTACACAGCATGGCAGGTGCTTGGGTCTTCAAGAAGCTCCTCGAGGAGTCTGCGCCGTCCGATGAGGACCGTGCGTCACTCCAGGCGCGTATCTACGCGATGGCTGAGAACCTTTACGCCCATGAGTGTCGTATCGTGGACATGATCTTCGAAGCTGGCCCGATTGATGGTATCAGCGCCCAACAACTGAGGGACTTCGCACTCTCACGTGTCAACGCGGTTCTTGAGACCCTCGGATACGCACCGCTCGGGCATCCCGTAACTAATCCGATTGCCGACTGGTTCTACAAAGCAATCAATTCCTACACCTTTAACGACTTCTTCAGTGGCATGGGTTCGCAGTACCACCGTGACTGGGATGAACAAGCATTCACGTGGAACCTTGACAATGAACCTGTATGACCAACTGAGCGAAGAACGGAAGCAACTGCAGGCTGAAGGACTTGTCCCCGAGTGGTACACCACGGCTGGCTTCCAGATGTTCAAGGACAAGTACGAGTACGACACGAAGGGACGTTCAGTACGTGGTCAATTCAATCGCATAGCTCGTACTGCAGTCCACCATCTGCCTGCCTCAATGCGCCAAGAAGGTTTTGACTGGTTCTTCAAGCTCCTTTGGAACGGCTGGCTGTCCCCCTCAACCCCTATCCTTGCCAACATGGGTACCGACCGTGGTCTCCCTGTGTCGTGCTCGGGTGGCAAGATTGACGATAGCATCCATGGCTTCTATACACACCGCCTCGAAACGGCAATGCTCACCAAGAATGGCTTTGGTACCTCTGGATACCTTGGTGACATACGTCCGCGAGGAACACCGATCAGTGTTGGCGGTAAAGCTTCTGGCGTTCTTCCTGTGTTCACCGGCCTTATTCGTGACATGCGGGATGTGGCTCAGGGTACCGCTCGCCGTGGTGCTTATGCTGGTTATCTGCCTGTAATGCATGGGGACTTCGATGAGGTCGCTGACTTCATCTACAACAACCCTGATGATGCCAATATCGGATGGGTAGTGAATGATGAATATGTGACCCTGTTGAACCAAGGAGACCCCGAGGCAACTCGGCGTTTCCAGAAGATGCTCAAGCTGAAGATGGTCCACGGCAAGGGTTACTTCTTCTTCGTAGACAAGGCTAACCGTCATCGTCCTGAGATGTACAAGGACCATGGCCTCAAGCTCAACAATAGCAACCTGTGTAGTGAAATCATGCTCTTTAATGATGCTGACCACACTTTCACTTGCGTGCTGAGTTCGATGAATGTCGCTCGCTACGATGAATGGAAGGATACCCAGGCTGTCTATTGGGCCACTTGGTTCCTCGATTGTGTCGCTGAGGAGTTCATCCAGAAGGCCAAGGTAATCCCTGGTCTCGAGGGTGCCGTAAGGTTCACCGAGAAGGGCAGAGCGTTGGGCTTGGGTCAGTGTGGTTTCCATACGTACCTACAGCAGAACTCAATTCCCTTCGAGGGCTTTGAGGCCCACATGAAGAACCTAGAGATCGCTAGGCACATTGACGACGAGAGCCGAAAGGCATCGCAAGAGATGGCTGAGGTCCTTGGGGAACCTGAGTGGTGCAAGGGCTACGGTGTACGCAACACCCATCGTATCGCTATCGCCCCCACAAAGAGCACGGCGAACCTCATGGGTGGAGTGTCTGAGGGTATCAACCCGGACCCTGCCATGGTGTTCACGGCTAGTGGCGCCGCTGGTGAAATGGACCGCATTGTCCCTGAGCTTCTGAAGATCATGAAGTCTCGCGGAGTCTACAACAAGCAGACTGTTGCTGATGTTGCAGATAAGCAGGGCAGTGTCCAACACGTTGATTGGCTTGATGAGCACGAAAAGGCTGTCTTCAAGACCGCGTTTGAGATGGATATGGGCGCAGTGCTTCGTATGGCCGCTACTCGTGGAAAGTTCATCGACCAGTGGCAGTCAGTTAATCTGTTCTTCTCAGCCGAAGAAGACGAAGCAAAGATTGCTCAGATTCACCAGCAAGCGTTCCTAGACGAAAACATCTTGGCTCTTTACTACGTTTATTCCAAGGTCGGCGTTCAAGCAGCAAAGGGTGAGTGTATCGCCTGTCAATAAGTAGTTCACACGCGTGGATAGGGGGCACCCGACAAGCCAGATGACCACTGGCTTCCACGCACCCTCATGGTCAGTTCTTAGTCGAAACATGGAAATCATCAGCAGGGCAGATGCGCTGGCGCAAGGCCAGAAGTGGTACTTCACAGGTAAGCCGTGTAAGCACGGGCATGTATCAAAGAGGTCCACACACTCTCATACTTGTAGGGGCTGTTCGAACGAAGGGCATAAAGAACGGCGCACGAACCCTGTGGGGAGGGCAAAGCGACTCCTGACGGACGCCCGAACACGCGCTAGTAAGTTCGCGTTGGAGTTCGACCTAGATACTAGTTGGGTAGAGGAGAGACTTTCTAAAGGAGTCTGCTCGGTTACTCAACTACCGTTCGTTCTTATCAGGGGCGCCACACGTAAGCACCCTATGGCCCCCTCGATTGATCGGATTGACTCAACCTTGGGATACACCAAAGAAAACTGTAGATTGGTAGTGACTATCTACAACTTCGCCAAGAATGAGTGGAGCGACGCTGATGTCCTAATGTTGGCTAAGGCTCTGACAATTCAGTAATTTGTAGTATTCCGGTGACCTCCTTTCAAATGCGGAGAGACAACCCGGCAACCGAGGTGGGAAGCCTCGGCCTAATGAGTAGCGAGTTCTACCCGAAATCTTAAACGCAATGTTTGAGTCTCGATTCCCTGTGATCAGGGGAATCTGAGCGTGATCTTTGTGGATACCGTTGCTGGTCTCCCTCTCTCTCCCACTGGCGGGCTGCAGAGATCACGCTCAGATTTGAGCAAATTTCCTGGAAGGTCCTTATCTGGAACGGCTGGCCGATTTTAGAAAAAACCGGATTAAATGGAAACCTGAAACAAATTTTGGGTAACTCTATATCCCAATATCCCTACAGCCTCACCATCTGCTCGTTCTGAGCGTCTCCAAATCCCCAAAAACACCTCGTTTCTCGCCGCATCTATCCCAAAACTGGTATAGAAACGCCTAGGCTGAGGGACGCGCACCATAGCCAAAAGCCTCCCTGATAGCAAGAATTCCATAGCTTTATCTCCATGCATCCCTCTAGGACCTGAATACAGCGCTTTTGAGCGGTTAGTGAGCCTAAGGCTACCCATGTAGCTCCCTAGGTCTCCGAGCGGTTCCTAGCATCATACGGGGACCTAGAAACCATACTTGCGGAGCATAGCTGCGCTACTGGCGTGTCTGTGCCTCCCTTGGTTTCCCTCAGGATGTACAGGAAGCGTACACACAAGCGCCAAAACCCTAGGGGTTACCTAAGGTTCTGTGGTTTGCGTGCGGTTAGGTTAGCTCGGGTTGCAATTCGTGAATGACCCATAGTTCCTACAGGTGTAGCTAGGGGCCGTCTGGTACTGCGGTTGATACTGGGTCCTAGCAGCGCCCACGGTGTTACTCATGCTCCCCAGTGCTTCAGACCAAGCTTGGGCCTGTTGGGACGTCATTGGGCCTGAGCATGCAGAGAGACCCGAGAGGGAACCAAGGGTCATAAGGGATACCAGAAGTGTTTTCATGGTCTATTTAATTGTCGTGTCAATCATTATTGTCTGAGGGTAAGGCGACAGTAAAGTAACACAAACGACAAAACCCAAGGAAATCCCTTAGGCGTTGTCGTTTGTAACCTGTCCGCGAATGATTCGGACGTTCCCCGGTAGTCGTATCTCTACGGTTCCCTGAAGGGTCTTCGCTAGTTCCTCTGCTAGTGCCCTGGTTAGATCATGTATGAGTGTAGGCGTTGGATTGATGGCCCGCGAGTATGCTTCGAGCGCTTGGGTTACTGGGCGTACTGAGGGCCTCATGCTACGTCAATCGTCACGTTGGCGAGGAACCCTGAGGTATCCACGGTGACGTTATCGGGCAAACGGTCCATACGGAGCCCCAAGGAACCGCCAATCAGGTCCTTTCGGATTCGTGCCAGCATCCCAGGGAAAAAATCACTGTTGGCATAGGCGCCAAACTTAGGGTGATTCCGTGCTGCGTTCATATCCACATGACTACGCTTGAATGTTGGGACCGCAACATACTGATAGGCAACCGTATCGTCCATGTTGTACACAGCTTGAATCTTGGCTTTGAATTGGATTTTCATGGTGAACCTCAGTATTGGTTAGATACAGCGTTAGAGATGTAGAACAGTTCAGGGACCGCAGCGTCCTGGAGGGCCGTTAGGGCTTGCTCCAGCGTGGGGAACCGTAATAACGCTTTGCCGGTGAAACGATGGACTAGGATGAACATGGGTTTCCTTGATTAGCTGTAGATGTAGCCGTTATCGCCTGCATACAGGTCTACTCCCCCGTACACCTTGCAAGCCTTTGAGAGCGCTTCACCAACCTGACCCAGACCACGATCCCAAAAGCCTGCACCGTGACCATTCCGCGTCAGCCAGAAGTCATGTCCGATTTGTTCGTCTGAGAGCCCTGAGAGACTAAGCAGATGTGTGTTGCTCATAACGAAATCCATCACATCCGACTTGGCCCCATCAAGGCACTCAGGCGAAACATCATCAAGGGTGAACACAGCATCCAAGGGTTCCCCATGTTCATCCGTGGATGACCACAGGGCAGCGACTAAGTAATGCTTGGTGATGTTTTCGATGTTCATTGTGTTTCCCTTGGTTGTTCGGTCTCTTCAGTACGGGCGTTACCCGCAGACCCTCATGTGTCCTAGAGGGTTTCGACCTGTCCTATTGTGTGTTGTGCAACACTTAACGGTACCAATAGGTCACATCGTCAATCTCTACCGAAGAGTAATCAACAAGAATGTTGCGGGCCGTGGCTTCCCAATTGATCTCAATGTAGCTAGGGAGATCCTTAGGGATTTCTCCACAGTCTTCGAGCAACTCTCGAGCATAGTCCGTGAAATAACTGTCACGAATGAGAGTCACAGGGTACCAATTACCTTCCCACTGTTCATCACCGCCGTTACCACACAACTCTTCTAATAACCCTTCGAGCGCTTCGAGTTCCTCTTGGTTATCTGCGTTAGCTTGCCAGTCATCCATCTTTACAGCGTAAGCCTCAATCTCTTCGCGTAACTCTTCAACGCGTGCGATCAGGTCACGAACGTCAATAATGTCTTGGCTGTTGTTGATGTGGCTCATTTGGATTCTCCAGGTTTCCGTGTGGTTCGTTTGGTTTGTGTATCGTGCTGCTATGGGATGAACTATAACGTGTTGTGCAGTGGTGTGCAATAAATATTTGAAGCTTATTCACGCAACTGATTAACTTACTTCCGTTACTCGGACCACTTCAGTTACCTTAGGGTCACTCCCAAAGGCTTTCAGTTCAGCTTCAAACGCGTCAACAGCTTCAACGCGTACCGTATATGTAAAAGCTGCCGTGCGCACCATGACGATAAACAACTTATTGGCTTTGCGGTTCATTTGGTTTCCCTTGAATCAATGAAGATTGAATGCGAACTTAGCGACAGAACCAAGGAACGTATCGGGATACACAAGGCCCCCAAAGGCACTAAGGCAACAACCAAGCATTACCATCATGGTGAACATAGCTACGTGCCCGGCCTCAATGTTTGCCTTCAGTTTCTTCAGCGTCTTCATTTGGTTTCCCCTCCGTTTGTTAGTCGTTACTGCATGGACTCCAATGTACAGGTCAGGTGACGGCGTGTCAACACAATATTGCACAAAGGTGCATTGGGTTTCCTTAGGTCTGGTTCGTCTGCCTGTTTAACACACGAGTAGTCCACCCCTGACTATCTGGAATCGTTAGTGTCCTAATCATTTGTGCACCATGGATACCTCATGTCCGCCTAATGCCCTTGGCTACACCCTGGCCAATGAGTACGCCACCGTTCCCCGATTCCACATTAGATACTTCATCTAGTGTATTCCCTTTGGAATCAACAGGTTAGCTCTCGCTCTCGCCTAGGTCCTCGCTCGCCTCGCGTGCTGCGTGGGGCTGAATGTACCCCCTAGGGCCTTCCGGGATCGCTTTCACAAATGCCGCTAAAGGTTTCGCCTTGTTGTTGTTGTTCGACCTGTTGCGTGAGAGCAACGCTCCCCAGTTTTCAAAGGTACCCCCTAGGACACCCCCTAGTCCCTCAAAGTAACCCGTCCCTATTTCTTTAGGAATCTCCAAGTCCCCTAAGGCTCCGGCCAGGGTGCGTCTAAGTTGTGCAACTTTTCCCCTAATGTACCCCCTATGGTTTCTATGGTTTCACCATTAATCGACCATTATTGAGACCAATAAAGGGGCTATAAGGGGGAGGGGGGATTCCTAAGGTTTTCCTTAAGGTTAACCCTAAGGTTTCTATAGTCCCTATAGAGTTTATATAGGTTATTCATAACGGTTTTCCTAATAGGAAGCCCAAGGTACCCCCAGGGTATCCCTCAGTAACTCCAAGATACCCATGGCTCTCGAATCAGCTACTTATATTAATGGTCTAGTACCAGCGAATCCTCTTGGCTCTGATGCCATTGCATTTGCAGATGATCATATTCGTCTCATTAAGACGACCCTGAAGAATACCTTCCCGAATCTCTCGGGTGCAGTGAATTGGAACCAAGACCAACTTAATACGATGATGCCCATTGGCGGGATCATTATGTGGTCGGGAGCTTCTATCCCTGCAGGGTGGGCAGTGTGTAATGGGCAGACCGTGGCTAAGTCGGACGGTACGGGCAATATCACCACGCCTAACCTTCTCGATCGCTTCATTGTCGGTGCCGGGTCGAGTTACGGTCTCGCACAGGCTGGTGGTAATTGGAACATCACGCTCAGTGAAGCCCAAATGCCGCAGCACGCTCACGATGCCGCGATGGACGTCCAAGGGAATCACCAGCATAACGTGAGTGGCAATACAGCCACCATCGGTGACCACACCCACGGTCTTCAGAACCTCGGGTCCGTTCAGGCCGGTTCAGACAATGGCGGTGCCAACGTAAGCGTAAGCACCGGGTACTCCTCGGGACGCTTCCAGTCTCCCACTTTGGGAGGGGGTTCCCACTTCCACACGTTTGATGTGAACTCCTCTGTCAATGGCGCCCACTTCCACAACGTATGGACAGGGGTTAAGGGGGGCGGTGCCGCTATCGACATCCGGAATCCGTACTTCGCCCTCTACTACATCATGAAGGTGTAAATACAGATGCCCCTCGAATCAGCAAACTATATCAACCAACTGAACCCCGCGAATCCTTTGTCTACGGATTCCGTGTCCCAGTCGGACGATCACCTTCGGGTAATCAAGGCAGCCTTGAAGAACACCTTCCCGAACCTGGATGCCCCGGTCCTCTCTACGCCTTCTCAGTTGAACAACCCGGTTCCTGTGGGTGTGATCCTGATGTGGTCGGGCCTTATCACCGCGATCCCTCTCGGGTACCAGTTGTGTGATGGGACCAATGGGACCCCGGATCTCCGTAACAGGTTCGTGGTCGGTGCAGGGGCTACCTATACCGAAAAGACCGTTGGGGGTTCCGCAAGTACAGGCATGGCTGGCTCGCATACCCACACGATCAATGGGACCACCGAGGCCCTCACTGTGGGAACCGCAGCGGTCCAGGCGGGCACAGGAACTACCGTGGTTACCTCGGTGGCCCCTCAGTCCCACACGCACACTGCGAACCTCGTGGGTGACCACCAGCATACCTCGCTGCCTCCGTACATGGCCTTGGCCTACATCATGAAGGTTTAATCAATGCCGACTCTCCCGCTTCGGAAGCTTGGGGGCGTGGGGGTCATCACTGATGCGAATCCTTACGACCTTCCGCCTAACGCTTTCTCTGCTGCGAACAACGTCATCTTTGACGAGGACCGGATCACCCGGGCACCCGTGTTCAAGCAGTTGTTCAACCCGATCCGCTCTGCCCTTACCTACGATGGGGCCACGGGGGACTACGATTCCAATACGAACCCTTATGACTCTGCTGAAGGTGGTAGTTCTACGCTTGCTCGTTTCGTTGGCTCTTATGCTGACGCCCAGATCGGAGAGGCAGTATTCGTCTGTGAACGAGATGGTACCGTTCGTGCGTATCCAAACAATACCCTCACGTTCCTTACGCCCACTTCGGGCACAGTAACGAACGACAACCCTTGGTCTCACTGTCAGGTCGCAGGGATTTCCTTCTTGGCTCGCAAGGGTATGCGGCCTCTGGTCCGTAATATCCCCAACAGTGATCCCCTGTACTCCCTGATCGGAGGGGACTGGGTAGCCACAGATACCGCAGCGGTGGTCCGTCCGTTCCTGGACTACGCCATCATGATGAATATCGACAAGAACGGGGTGAAGTACCCCACGATGTTCAAGTGGTGTAACCCGATCCAATACGGGGCTGCAGTCTCTACGATCACCTGGGACCCTTCGAACACCAACTATGTAGCGGGTGAGAACGTCATTTCAGAGATGCGATCCCCAATCCGTGATGGTCTGGTCCTCGGTAGTGGTTTCGTGGTCTACAACCAGTCCCAAGTGTGGAACGTGGAATACCGTGGGGACTCTGCAGTCTTTGGGTTCCGCAAGGCTCCCTTCGAGGGCGGCATCATCAACACGAACTGTGTCGTTGAGGTCGAAGGCAAGCACTTCGTCTTCGGTGAGAACGACATCTACGTCCACGATGGTCTCTCCAAGAGTTCCATCAGTGACAGCAGGGTTCGCCGCACGATCTACAACACCCTGGATCGCACCCGGCAGACCTCGTGCTTCGTGGTCCATGATTCGGTCGCTAACCTGATCCACTTCTGCTACCCAACACTGCAGGATGAGGCCGCATTCGTTAATGCTGACTTCTGTAATCAGGCCGCGATCTACAACTACAAGAATGACACGTGGTCCTTCATGGATCTCCCGAATGTAATTGGGGGTGCTGAAGCGAACGCCTCACTGGTGAAGAACTCCTTCCCGGATGTAACGGACACCTACGAACTGTATAACACGAGCTACACAAGCTTCCTCGGGATCACCCCGAAGATGCCCATCATGCTCTCGGTTGCCGATCAGAACGCAGGGGTCACAGATACGCGAGTCTTCGCTGTGGATTTACCGACCGCAGGGTTGGTTAATCTCCCGGCTAACCAAGAGGTCCTGAAGCCCGCCTATGTGGAGCGTACAGGTATCGACCTGGATAACGCAGGGCTGCCCACGACCCTCCGAGGGTACAAGTTGGTCCAGTCCCTCGTTCCTCAGTGTTCCTTCGAGGATTCCACGGGTTCCTTCACGTTCGAAGTGGGGTCTGCTGACCTTCCGAAGCAGGCCGCAGTGTACCGCTCGAGTCAGACGTATAACCCTGCCGAAGAGTACAAGCTGGACATGATGGTCGCAGGCCGCTACCTCGCCTACAAGGTGAGCACAGCTTCGATCAGTAACTTCCAGTTCTCCGGTATGGACTTCGACATCAAGGCCCTGAGTCGCAGATGATCTACACCACACCCCTCACCAAATATGTACGCGCGAGTGTTCCGACTAATGCCCAGTCGCAGGTTCTCTTTCTCACTGAGGAACTGAAGAAACTGGAGCGGACCATCCAGTCTCTCGTGGCTGCCCTCGAGCAGATAGGCGTACACGTACCTTGATTGACCCTTAACAGAGAGAGTATGAACTTCCGTCTTATCGCCAATGACTTCAATGTCGCGCCTTTGAGGGACCGGCTGTGTAACAACCCGGACCTCTTTGGTCTCTATGACTTCCGAGGGTCTGCCTATGGGTCCCCGCACACCCAAATGCGAGACATATGGGTTCGCTACAAGGATGTCAGGCCTCACCTCGAGGCTGGTGATATGACGGGGTTCTGTGATGAACACGAACCTATGTGGTATCCGGTTTCCTTCGAGATGCCCGAGGTGTTCCCAGTCGTTACCGAACTGATGGAAAGAGTACAGGCCAAGCGCCTCGGTGGGGTCCTCATCACGAGGGTTCCCCCAGGTGGCCGTATCGACCCTCACGTTGATCATGGGTGGCATGCGGAGTACTACGACAAGTACTACGTGCCGATCCTCAACAACTCTGGTGCGACCTTCAACTTCCCCGATGGGGCTATTGCTCCGAAAGACGGTGAAGTCTACTGGTTTCGGAACAATGTGCCTCACTGGGTCATCAATGACTCCCAGACTGATCGTATTGCAATGATCGTCTGTATCGAGCCTAACGACCGATTCTCTAATGAGCACCGTAACCGACCGGTTCAACGAACTGGAGGGGACCTTTGAAGTCGATTTGCTAACCAAGCACTTCTTCTCTGATGGTCTCTACGCGAAGCAGATGTCTCTCCCGAAAGGGTACGAGGCAATCTCGCACGCACACAACTACAACCACCTCAGCCTTCTCTCCAAGGGCCACGTAATCGTCCGCACGGATGACAGCGTGGCTGAATACACCGCGCCTGCGTGTATCGAGATCAGGGCAGGGGTCCATCACAGTATTACCGCCCTCGAAGACGTGGTGTGGTACTGCATTCACGCTACTGACGCTACGGATTCTTCCGAAGTGGACGAAGTACTAATCAAGAAGGAGTCCGTATGCCGTGGGGAGTAGCAGCAGCAGTGGGTGGAGCAGTGGTCGGGGGTGTTGCCTCCAACATGGCCGCAAAAACCTCCTCCGATGGTCAAGTAGCAGCAGCAGAAGCGGCCAATTCGCCGTGGTCCCAAGCGCAGCCGTACATTATTAGTGGCTACGATAAGGCAGGCCCGCTGCTCGATGCGGCATCTACCGGTGCCTACACTGGTCAACGTGTAGCGGGTCTCAATCCGTACACTACCCAGGGTGCTGACAGTACCGCAGCGTTCGCTGGCAACCAAGGCCAGAACATCGCGAATAGCTTGTACAACAGCGGGACCTCGATGCTCGGCTACGGCCAGCAGTTCGGCCAGAACGCCCAGAACATCATCAATCAGGCCGGTACGGACCAGACTCAGAATTTCCTGAATACGGCTAATCAGTACGCCAACAGCCCCTATGCTGACTCGATGATCGACGCAGCCTCTCGGGACACTGTGCGGAACCTGAATGAAAACCAGCTTCCCGCATTGAACCTCGCGGCTGCTGGCAGTGGCAACACGAACTCCACGCGTACCGGAGTGGCCCAAGGTATCGCTGAACGTGGTGCATCGGATCGTCTTGCAGACATTTCTTCGAGTATCCGAAGCAACCTGTTCAACACAGGCCTTAGTACTGCTCAGTCCCAATACAACACTCAGCAAGCCCTCGCTGGCAACGTCAATCAACAACTCGGCACTGCCTACAGTCAAGGTGTTGGTTCCCTCACAGGTGCCCAACAGGCGAACGGTAACAACTTCGACCAACTCAACGCTGCTGGACAGGTCTACCAGACCAACGCTCAAGCGAACCTTGATGCCAACAAGGCAGCGTACACCGAAGGCCAGAACACGAACCTTGATCTCCTTGCGAAATACATGGGGATCATTGGTGGTGCCTATGGTGGTGCGGGTGTTACAGGCACGGTTGCCAATAGCGGCGCGGCTCTCCAAGGTGCCCTTGGTGGTGCAGCGACTGGTGCGGGTCTTTACGGGAAGCTTGGTGGTTTCAATAACACCACTGCGGCGATGCCGGGGCTTGAGGGTGGTTATAACAACGTAACAGGCGCTGGTGCATTCGATAGCGTCGATGCTTACGGCTAAGGAAACTCATGGCGTATAACCCCCAAGATTACTACTCGCTCATCGCGCAAGCCATGGGCGGCACGAACCCTGACGTAGCTCCTGTCAACGCAGGGGACCCCGCTGAAGGTGAGCAGGTTCCCCCTTACGTCCTCGAGGCCCTCAGGGCGCAACAACAGGCACAGTCGCAGGGTCCAATGGCTCAGGCTATGGCTCCCCAGGCTCCCCAGGGGCCTATGGGTGCCGCTATGGCTCCCCAGGCTCCCCAAGGTCCTAGCATGATGGACCGGTTCCAGGCTCGAGGTGATAAGAACTCGATCTATGACGGTCTGATCAATGGCGGTGCTGCGCTCCTCGGTGCGAAAAACCTGAAGGAAGGCCTTGCAGATGGTGTCACGGGCTTCAATAACGCCTACGACGCCAAGACTGATAAGGATCGGGATCTCAATCAGCCCAAGGTAACCCCGCTGGCCGATGGGGCCTTCTCGCTCCTGCAGTTCTCCAACGGGACCCAGAAGGTCGTCAAGAACGAGGACGTTGCCAAGTTCCTCAACCAGCAGAAGCTCGACGCGACCACGGCTGCTATTGCGAAGCTACAGGCTTCCAACATGTTCCAGCAACAGGGCAAGGAAGCTACCGAGCAACGCGCGAAGGCTGACAAGGCCAAAGCCGGTCTAGACAGTATTGATGAGGCAATCCATAAGTTCGACGCTGCAGGTCCCGCCATCGAACGCTACGGAAACGGCCACCGTGCTGCTGCGGTCACTGGCGGAATTGGTGGAGCTATCGCGGGTGTTATTGATCCTCAGATTGCCATCGACAACCAACAGATTGGTGAACTTAACGTCCAAGGGATTCTTGAGCACATCAAGCAACTCCCGGGTTCGGCGTCGGACAAGGATGTGGCATTGCTTTCACAGAATGTTCCGGCCAAGGGCGCTGATCCTGCTGTGGTTAAAGACTGGTACACCCGCAATAAGGAAGCACTCGCCCGTGTACGTGAAAAGTATGCGGCCCAGTTGGACACAGCCGCGAGTAGTACGCCTCAAACACGCCCTCCGGTTACCTCTGGAGGCTCCTCTAGCGTCCAGAACGTTGACGCTGTAACTGCAGAAATGCGTAGACGAGGACTCCTGAAATGAGTTTAGACCTCTCGAGTATGTCCGATGATGACCTGAAAGCGCTCTATAGCAACACTCAGGCCATTCATCAGAACGAGTCCAGTGGTGCTTCGGATTCGGCACGTATCGTCAACCCGGCAAGTGGTGCGGAAGGCTCGATGCAAGTCATGCCTGCCACTCAGAAGGACCCCGGATTCGGCGTGCGCCCATCGGACGGTTCTCCTGAGGATACAGCCCGTGCGGGTCGTGATTATTATGCGGCCTTGCACATGAAGTACAAGGACCCGATCACGGCTGCGGTTGCGTATAACTGGGGCCCTGGTCACGCCGACAAGTGGATCGCCAATGGCGCCAAGCTTGAGGACCTTCCTGATGAAACCCTGAAGTACGTTTCGCAGATGCACAAGCAACAAGGTCAACAAGGGAATCCTGCTGCACCTACGGATTCCGCGTCGGCACCACCTGCTGCCACCAAGAATCCTGCTGCTCCTAAGGATTCTGCAAAGAAGGAAGAACCGCACAGTTGGCTCCGTGAGGTCGATGACACTGTTCGGAACTTCGCTGATACAGCTACCTTCGGTCTCGCTGACAAGTTCGCTGCCAAGATGGACGAACTGACTGGTCGCACCCAGGGCGCCACCTACGACCAGAACCTCGCCAACGAACGCAAGAAGGACGACGCGGCTTCCACAGGTGCGAAGGTCGTGGGAACGCTAGCGGGCGCTGCTGTACCGGGCTTGGGCGTCCTCAAGGCTGCTCAGGCTCCTGTGGGTGCCTCTCGGGCACTACGCGCTCTCTACGGGGCTGGTGCAGGTGCTGCTGAAGGTGCCGCGTCGGGCCTCGGTCACAACGATTCTGACGATTTGGGCGACAAGGCGAAGTCTGCTGGTATCGGTGCAGGCGTTGGTGCTGCCATCGGTGGCCCCCTTGCTGCCGTCTTGCCTGCCACGATGTCCCAGAAGGTCGCTTCGTATGTCAAGGAGCATGGCGAGGAAGGCGCTCGTCGGGTCGCTGAGGCTACCAAGGACCTCACGGGCCTCGCCAGTCGTGAAGCACAGGGCGGTAAGGCGATTGGTGCCAAGCAGGCGAACGCAATAGGTAACGGGTACGTGGCTCAGGCCATGGACCACATTGCGGACCCTGAAATCCGCACGGCTCTCCAACGGGGCCAAGCACTGAGTGACGAACAACTCGCGAAACTCCCTCCGGATATAGCAGCAATCATCAATAAGCAGACCACGGTTGCTGCACAGACCGCTGCGAAGCCTGCCTCCGACAACATCATCGCCAAGGTTGGCCGCGTTGCCGCTCGTAACCTGATCCCCATAGAAGCTGTACGGAACCTCGCAGTGAACGCCCTAGGAGGTCGTGAGACGCGGGAAGCTGCAATCCAGAAGCTGATCAAGCAGGGTCCGGTGGCCGATAAGGTCCTCGAGCAATATGGACCGTCGCAGGGCGCTCAGGCACTCAAGGCTCTCCAAGCGAAAACTGCGGCTGCCCAAGCTCAGAGCGCTTCCCGTGCTGGCTTCGGCTCAGTAGCTTCCCAAGAGGCCCAACAGGCTGCTCAGGCCGCTGCTGAGAAGGAATCGGCTGACATTGCCAAGGGAATCTTCAAGGCTGGTAAGGACCGCGCAGCTACCGTGCGGGACACCGAAGCCTTCAAGGCTACGCGTCGTCAGCAGTTGGCCCAAGAGGCTGCCAAGGCTCTCGACAAGGAAGGGACGGGTATCGGTAACGACCTCTTCAAAGCGGGTCAGGCTCGTGCCGCTACTCAACGGGATACCGCAGCGTTTATCGCCAAGGGTCGCCAGGGTATCGCACAAGATGCGGCGAAAGCTGACGCAAAGTCCGCTGCAGATGCGGCGAAAGCAGAAGCGGAGAAGTTGCAGTCCATGGCTGACCTGAAGTCAAAGGACCCTACAAACGTCCTGGGCCTCGGGAACCCCTTGGGTGCCCCTCGCAACGCCAACGAGATGAAGGAGTTTTCCTCGGTCCTCAGGGACCAGATGGAAAAGTCTCCGCAGACTCTCGCTGCACGTTCGAAGCAAGCTGCAACGGAGCAGGCTGATGCGCTCACTCTGGCCCAAAAGGCCCAAGCGTCCCGCAATGCCATGTCCAAGGCTACCCGTATGCCTTTGGGCGGGGGTTACCAACAGTTGCTTCAAGGCGGTGCTTCGGGACTGAATCTGACATCGAAGGAAGCCAATCAAGGTCTCCGCGCTCTGTCGAATCACCCGGTACTCGGTCCCCACGCTGAGGAACTCCGTAGGACAGGCCTCATCGGTGACGAGAGCGCCTTCTATGGTGTCCAGAATGGCCTTCGGGGCATGAAGGAACAAGGGTACATCGGCAAGCAGATGCAGGGTTCCCAAGGTGCCCTCTCGGGCGAAACGAGCCATATCCGTAACCCGATCTCCTACAAAGAGACCGTCAGGCAGGCAGGGTCAGCGTTAGACCGCGCTGTATCTAAGGCCCCTTCGGACGAAATGGCAGGGTTCGCCTCCAAAGTAGCCAATTTGAGAACCACTGCCGCTAAGGAAGCCCTCGTTGAGAGTCGCCTCCAGTCCGCAACCCCTACGGAAGCCAAGTTCATCAAGGAGTTGGTGCACCCGCTTACCAAATACGGCCCTAAGAAATGAAAGTAACCGAAATGTTGTCCATTCTCTCGGCGTTCGATGAAGTCTACGCGTCGAGTTTTCTAACTGATAAGGAAAAGGCTGTGATCGGGACCGAAGTGTTGCTTCGGCTTCCCCATGAAGGCCTATACCCATCGTCTGATGCCACCTTGAAAGCGGTTCTCCGCTCGATTGGTGACCGTGTATCTCAACTGGAGGGAACTCTTGGAGCAGCAACCGAAAAAGCCACGAGCAAACCGGCCAAAGGGAACACCAAAGTCAAAGAAGCCCTTGTTCGCAGTAATGGCTGAAACCCCCGAGGGACGCGCTCAGTTAGCTGAGTGGCGCAAGGCTGCCCATGCTAAAGCTGGCCGTCCCAGAGGGGCCACTGATGGCTTCTCTGCATACCGTCGAAAGAAAATGATTGCCAAGGCTGCGGCTGAGGCGAAGGTAATTGTGAAAGCTATGGAAGACAAAGGAATCGTGATCCCGAAGGATGCAGCGGCTCGGGAAGCATTTGAAACCGTGGTCA